TTTCTAACAATTCTAGGTTTTCTAGATTATTAGTATGTTCTAATTGCGTGAGTTGCGAAAACAAAAAAATCGTATTTAGAACAAGAGACGCAAATTCCTCAATAAATATTTTGAAATTAACGAAATGTTGGATAAAAAACAAGAACGACCATTATGTTTTCAAATTTCGTCTTTCACTTCTTCGCCAACCAAAGAGAAGAAGAAAAAGTAAGACCATCAAAATTGATTTTACATTTTTCTTATTTTTTTAATGCCGTAAAAATCGGCGTTTGAAATGTAAAAAGGTGTAAAATGGGCGTTTTAAATGAGAAAAGGTGTAAAGTAAAATAAAATTAATACTTTTAACGAAAGGATTTTCTTTTTAATTTAGTTGTTTTTCTTGATCTTTTATGTTTTCTAATTTTTTTCAAATATTTATTTTTACGAGATTTTCTTCCTGAACCCATTAAATGTAATTGATATTGTTCTAATGATTCCGGTGTTTTACTTACAGATGTTGAAATTTTATCATAAAAATCATCTGCTTTTTTAGTAATAGCAACACCTTTTTGTAATTTTTCTGCGTTATTTTTATCAAAATAACTAATGGTTTTAATTTTAGATTGGTCACTTAAATAAGGCGTTTCTAATAAGCGTCTTGCATAGACTGAACCGACTTCTTCTTGATATTTTTGTTTCACAATAGGATGTATTGATGTTATGGTTGGTATTTTAGACAAGTAATATGTAGTCATTAATATATTATAATATAATATATTCTACCAATTTGTTAACTGTTTAAGACCACACCAAACCTCTTCATTATTTTTATTAGCTTTTTCTAATTGCTGAGCATGATAATATGATGAATGTATCATCTATATTTGGCAAAGGTAGATTTTTAGTATATTTATCTAAAACATATACCGCCTCAGTGTTTTACACATTTATCGGTTTTACATATGGCACTCGCTTTACAATCCGGCTCACCACATAGACGATATTTAGGTTTCTTTATTACAACACAATATTCTTGCGACATTATAGATTTATATATAATTAATTATTAATGTTAGTTAAAACAATTTTATATATAAATCGGAGTTTGAAATGATAAAAGTATAATATAATAAAATTATAAAAATAATTTATATTTCTCCCCAAGTATTATCGTTGAACGGGGACACTAATATTTGGTCTAAATTATTCTTCATAATATCAACTTTCTTTTGGAACGCAATATCTTCTACTGTTTCTGGATAAGGAGATGTTGTTTTCATTAATTCTTCTTCGTCACTTGTTATTTTTGGTTTATATCCATAACAATTCGCACCAAATTTGACATTTGGATTGGCTATATAACCGCCATTTATACCAGGTCTTCCACAATCATTTTCGTGTCCGGGGATAGTTTGTAAAGTATCATATTTTTGCTTTTGTGTTGGAAATAAAGCTAATTGATTAGCAGACCAACCATAATTACACCATTCCGCACCATTGGTATAAGATTTTTCGATTTGCTCATAAGTTGCTAATTCAGAACCGTATGCGGTACATAATGCTTTTGCATTATCATAAGTATAATAATTCCCAGGAATATTAAATACTTGTTTCTTAAATTTAATCTCGGGAACTGGCGCGGGTTGGTAAGTACTTTGGTCCACAACTATGTCAAGTGTTGTTTTAGGGGAAAAAAGACCCTGAATATATGCTGTAACATTTATACTTAAAAAGTATTGTAAAGCATTTACTAAAAATAATATTACTAAAACTACTATAATAATTACACCAAATATACTTCCTCCGTTTGGTGTCGTTCCTTCGTTATCAGTTCCTAAAGACGACGAAAAAGCATAATAAGATACGATGATTAATATTATTATAACAAAAATTATTGGATTCATTAAGTATGTGTTTAAATAATTATACATATTGACAGGGTCTATTGTTGTTGTTGTATTTACTACTTCCATTATATTATATAAATAGTAAAAAAATTAATACTCAATTCTTTTTTCTATAAAATAGTACATATGCTTTTGGTGAAACGATTGTTTCTTTATTTCCTACTTCTGAAACAGACGTATCATTATAGTGATACCATTTCCCATTCGCATTTTTTACATATGAGGTATAGTGGCCACCCGAGACACCTCCGCTATGATTACAAACGCCATATAACTCATATTTATAGTTTTCCTTTTTATAACCAATAACATATGGAGATAAATCTAATTCGTCGATTGGAAATGAAACATGAATTTGATTTTTTTGGAAACTATTGTTGAACCTTTTAAGGTCGATTGCTAAAATATTTGGAAATGACCAAAATAATATTTTTTTCTTTATATCAACCGTTTCGTTTGTTTCTTCGATTTTGTAGCTTTTAATTATCTCTCCTTCGACGTAATTATTAAAACAATCAATTAATGATGGTGATTTGTTGTCTGGTGGAATAGGCAAATTAATCATAAAATATGGTTCTGGATTTGTTGAGATAATATTACCATTATCTAATCTTGAAATTTCAGATACTTGGACGGCATAGAATAAATTCCAAATTTCAGAATAATCTTTCGCGTAAAAATTTTTAATCATTTCAAAACATTTAACGGCAAGATTATCTGTTTCGTTTTCTGGAATACCAGATATTGTTATTTTTATTTCTCTCGAAAGTGAATTATGGAAACAATCTATCATAAATAACAAAAATTCGGATATATCATTTTGCAAATAACCTGTAAATATTTCTACTTTCTTTAAACGTGCTATTTTTTGAATTGTCTTAATAAATTTACCAGGTGATACAACACAATTATCTTTCCACAATATTTGTCTTAGATTATCCCATTCTATTAATAGCAATGAATCATATTTATTTTTTAATTTTTTTTTATAAGTTTCCTTATCTAAAAAAATATTTAATTCATAAGTATGTGATATAATTTGGATACAAGAATTTATAAAACAAGTGTTTCCCAAATTTGCCAACCCACTTAATCCTTTATTTTCGTATTTTGTTATATCCATTTACAGTACTATTATTATTAATATATATTTAAACGGATTTTTTAAATATTATTATTGTTATTGTGAATAATAATATTTAAACAGAAGTTATATTATTATATTATGAACAATAATTCAAATACTAGCATAATTAACAATGAACAACTATTACTAATTAATATTTTAAATACTATGTATAATGATAATATTAGACAAATAAATAATATTACGGATACATTACACAACTTAAATAATACAAATAATCAAATCCGTAATTTGTTAGTTCGATTATTAAATTCACCATCAATACAGAATACGAATACGAATACGAATACGAATAATACACGACGGAATGTGGTTTCCGCGAGGAACTCTAGAGGTAATAATGATAGAAATATAAACGCGACCACAAATAGAAGAATGTTAAATAACATTCCTTATATTATTGACACTATAACAGAATTTACAATTCCTAGAAATGTTTCTAGCTCGTCTTATATAAATGACGCAATAAATCCTATAGAATCAACTACACAAAATTTATTAAATGAATTATTAACGACTTTTATGAACCCGATAGAAGTTTATCCGACACAATCGCAAATAGAGACAGCCACGCGTCGAGTTCGTTATTGTGATATTTTGCAACCAATAAATACTCAATGTCCAATTTCAATGGAAGATTTTAATGACACTGACATGGTTACTTTTCTAAGACCGTGCGGACATATATTTCAAACTGCAAGTATAATGAATTGGTTCAGAAGTAATTGTAGATGTCCTGTTTGTCGTTATGATATTCGAAATTATAATTCAAATTCTTCTACTGAATTTTTAAATAATTCTGGTCAAAATAATACACAGACCAATAGGTCTAACTTACTCAATCCATTACAACCTCAATATAGCTTAGATATGTCTAATAACTATATAGAGAGAAATCAAAATAGATAAAACATTATATCATGAATACCTACCCATATATTTAATAATTATATATGGATTATAAACCAGGGTTCATTAACACATTATTAAATATGGTCAATAAACACTTTATCCTCAATAATTTATAATAAATAATATAAAGTTAAATTTATATTATTTATTATGCATAGATTACACAACAAAAATAAAGAACAAAAATCTAAAACCACTTTAGAAGAAGAAATTGAAGAAATTGAAGAAATTGAAGAAATTGAAGAAATTGAAGAAATTGAAGAAATTGAAGAAATTGAAGAAAAGCCCACTCAATCATATTTAAAATATTATAAAAATGTTGAGCCGTTCTATAATTTTTCTACTAACATGGTTAAGAAAACCATTTTTATTTTATTAAAAACCACTTGTTTTTTTTTACAGGCTTCTGGTATATATTTATTATGGATTTGTATGCATTATTTTTCAGCTCATTTATATACAAAGTTTTGTGTGCCGAATACAATACTTGGATTTTTGATGTCTCCGTTTATGATTGCCACACCACACTGCCAAGGGTTAAGGTGGATAGTTTATAATGCTGCGGGAATTATAAATAATATGTGGATACTTATAGGCGCGTGGATTTATTCGTTTATATTTATTTTTAATAATGAGAACAATATATCTTCCAAAAGTGTATAATTATATTAATGTAACTATATAAAGGGTATTTACTTATTAATATAATGAACGTGCGAAATAGAATTGGAAATAAATGGTCTGTTAATGAGGTTTTATCGCTTCAACGAGAATTTGAACTTTGTGGTTTGGATATTGACCAGATTGCCGAGAAACACGGTAGAACTTCATCTGCCATCATGTTTAAACTTAACCAAGAAGGGTTAGCTTATTATAATGTTTCTTTGAAGGAAACAATCACCGACCGTCGCTCTAATAAAGTATTCGCGTCAGAAACAGATGCGTCTGACGTTACTAATGAGGACAGTTTGAGTAAACAAGTTCAAAAAATGAATGATGAATTATATGAAATAAGGAATATGCTAACTATATTAACTTCGCATTTGGTGGTGTGAATAAATATGTCTTATAAATAAAAAATTATTAAATCTATAATTTTTTATTTCGATATGTATCAAATACTTATTTTTGGTGTATTTTCAATTGTATGTTTCTTCTAATCTTCCCAAATATTTTATTTTTTATTCAGAAATTTTGTTATATTTTGTAGTCCTGCTTTCTCGTTATTAGTCTCCCTTAAATATTCGTCAAATAATAATGCTTTAACTTCTTTAGACCTTAAATCTTGTAATTTTTCATCAAATTTATCTTTGAATTTTTCCGTATCTCCATCTACCATTCCCAATACCTTCTTTTCCAATTCTTGAACGTCTTTCTTATATTTTAAGATTTTGCCTCTTTTATTTTGCATACTCCAAATTTTATCAATAACCAAAGCAAACAACTGTTGAACTGGTTTCATGATTTGATTTGTAATATAGAATGAATAATCTATTTTTAATTTATTTTCTTGGATAAAAGAGGGAGTTTCGATTCTATTACCTTGCAAAACTTTTTTACCCGGAATTGAAATATAAACAAACGGAATTCTATCACCTGAACAAGGCTTATTACCTGGGTCTCTTGCCGTAATTCTATCAGCTAATACCTTATGTGCGATCGCCTTTGGATTTTTATATCCTGAACGCAACGATTTTGTAATTACAAGTTTATCAATTGGATATTTTTCATTAACAATATTTTGTAAACACGTTCTTAAGAATTCAATCGCTTCTTGAATATTTTGCTTCTTCATGAGAATATCAATAATTCCACCATATATATCCTTAACAATAGGCGCGTTGTCTCGTCGCTTTAACACTATACCCATTTCCTTTCGTTTACATTTGTTCGGGTCAGTTTCATACAACATTCCAACATATCTCTTCTTCGATAATAAACAGAATGGCATAAATGTTTTTTCGTATTCAAAATCGTGAGGAGCTTTTAAGAAATTTGCTGCAATATCTCCGGCTTGTTGAGCTAACTCGATTGTAATTTCCACAGCCTTTTTACCTCTAATTGGAGTACCATCAAGCTCTTCAAGATTAAATGTATAGAATACTGAATCTGTGTCTCCATAAATATATTCGGCACGAGTTCTAACTTTTCCATAATTAGTAGTATCGCAAATATTATTTTCATAACATTCTTCGATAAGACGTTTACCATATGTCAATAATTTACGTCCAATCGCAGTTGTACACGCTGCAATATCTTTTTCATAAAATGAACTTGTTTTAGCACCACATCCACCATACAAAGAATTTGCGGTTACCTTATATCCTAGTTGTCTTTGTTCCAAAATTTGTTTCATAAACTCGTCGCTTTCATTTGGTATCATTTTTCTTGTATCTTTTCTTGCTTTTAATAGCTTCTTTAAAATCTCAGGCATTATTGCCGACTCGCCATCCGGAAATTGCACATATCTACAAATTTTAAACCCACACCTAATTTTTTCTGCTGCAGCCTTTGGGTGTTTTCTAAAATATCGATATGTATCATATTCTACATTTACATATTCATAACCCGGCAAATTATCATATAAATAATTAACACCTTCGGCATCTTTATATCCACATTCCTCTATTAAATTACCCGCTAAATCATACTCTTGTGTCCACACTTTACTATCGTGAGACAAGTTTTCACTAATCATTGAACTTGGATACAACGACGCATAATCGTTACAAGCTACAGGATTATCCAGATATAAATCACATTTTGGCGGTAAAACAATCGCACCTTCATATCCTTCGTCAATATCACCCTTTTCAATTACTGGAATAAGTGTTTTAATTTTACGACATTCACACGCAATAAGACTTTGTAACTTAATACCTTGACCACGCATTACGATGAAATTAATTGGAACACTACAAATCTTTGCCATTTCAATAAATCCTGTTAGAATATCCGATTTATTAAATAGATAATGCACTAAGTTACAATCTTGAATACAATATTTCGCAACTATCGCTCTATCTTCTGATGTTCCTTTTGATAATATGAAAATGTCTTTTGGGGTTACATCGTCCTTGGCTAAACACCATCTAATTTTTTTATTGAAATCTGGATTAATAATACAATCGATTACAAATTTTCGATTGGCTTTATCAACATTTAATACTTTAAATTTGGCACCATCTTGATAATAATCTATGGAATGACCGATTTCTTCAATATGAATAAAATTACCATTTATTAGACCTGTCAGATTATTTGTATTAATAGTAGTTGTTCCATTAATATAATCAACACTTTTTATTAAATCCCCTATAAAATAACCACCCACATAATCTAATTTATAACTACTCAAATTTTCACCTCTTCTGTAGAAGTTATACAAATCAACTTGACATCTTCCAATCATCTTAATATATGTTAAATCGTGTTGACCACTCGCTATCTGAAGCGTACTTTCTTCAATCTTCCATTTTCCCGTATCTTTGTCTTTTGTACCACATATGTCGTCTTTATTTCTTGATAATTTAAGAAACTCTTCAGTGCAATCATTCTCTTCTGCTCTTCTAAACATAAATTCATAATCAAAACCAAATATATTATACCCAATAATGATGTCGGGGTTTTCACGTTGAACCAGTTGCTGCCAAGCTAGCAAAACTTCTCGTTCTGTTTTATATGACTCAATAACACAATTGGAAATGTCAGCACAAGTATCCAGAACTATACAATGATTTAAATGTGGTGCGTTGTTGCCATAACTCATAAAGGTCGACCCAATAAACGTTACCTTGTCCCCTTCTAATTTTGGGAATACTGAAATTAATGAAATATTCAATTCGTTGAGCTTACCATCACGCTCATATTTTTTATCTAAAAGAACATCAACAATTGTAGCCTGTTTATCCGAATATTCCTTGACACATTTTTCATAAACTTTATTCACATGACATGTGTTTATTTCACCATCATTTTCTCCTTCTCCTTCTCCGTCTTCTTCATTTCCATTTTCTACTTCAAATTCCTTTGATTTTTTTTCAAACATATCCTCTAATAATTTTGCCTGATTAAAGTCAGTTGGTTTTTTTATACTTCTTACTTTACAATCTAGCCACTTATTTATAAGGTTGATTACATCTCCTTGTGATCCAGGAGGACTCTTAGGATAAACTAAATCTATACCTTCTATTTTACCAAACCCAAACGCAGCAAGAATTATATTTTTTAAACGTTCTCGCATTTCATCTGCATTTAAAAGTATATTATTGGTTTCAAAATATTCGACAATATTCGTGGATAATTTTTTATATGTTTTAATTGGAATTGGGAAATCACCATGACTACTATTTGCTTCAATATCAAAACTCATAATCTTGTAAGGGACGATTGTTTCTTTTTCATTAATAGGAATAATATACTTCATATTTGTTGACAGTTGATAATCACAATTTACAGTTTTGGTTTCCCCTTTAAATTCAATTGTTTTTCTCTTTGGAATTGCAATCCAACCAGACGGACTCATGTTTTTAACGTGAAAGAACCTCAATAATGGTGGAATATTTGCTTCATATAACTTTATATCAGTGTCAAAATAACGGTAACCATCTTTTAGTAATATATGACCGGACTGATAATCCGTATACCATAAATTTTTTGCCTTATTAAATGCGTTTATATTTGCAAACTCAATAAATATAAATTTATGTTCTTTTTTATTATCAAATCCATACAATTTTTTACGTCTTATTATTTTTGAATCTGTAATCGAATTAAAATAATAGTTACCCATCTTCGTTTTTAAATGTTTTATAAATTGGTCCTTCATCGCAATTGACCATGAATCATTTACCATAACATAAAAGAATGGATTAAAACCGTCTACCGTAATAGAATAGACCTTTGCATACTCATCTGCCCCAAATATTTGAATCGTAAATACATTATTATCTTTATATACATTTTCTTCTTCATTATCACGTGATGCGTCGTACGCACTATATACGTTGTAATCTAACACTCTTAGTGTATGTTCCATTTTAATTATTATTATTAATTTATATTTATCTTGTTTATTTTATTCAATTTTTTAAATAATCATTTTTGGGTTGCATAGTGTCTGACTAATACAATTAATATTTTACTAAAAATATTTACACCATTAACGCTTTCGTGTTCTTCTTGATTTTAACATTTTCTTATGCGTTTTCTTATGCGTTTTCTTATGCGTTTTCTTATGCGTTTTCTTATGCGTTTTCTTATGCCGAATACCTTTCATCGGTTCAGTTATATTTGTATCTCCAGATTTAAGTTCAATCCATTCAATAAATGAATCTATTGTTCTATCTTTTTTTGAAATGTCCGAATCTTCATAATTTTCAGTTATTTCACCACTTTTTGTTATATATTTTATAGTTGGAAAGCTATTAGGCGGATTGTCTATTTTTTTCAATTTACCAACTAAGTCACTATCTATCGCAGCTATTACTATATCATCTCTATTTAAGTAATCCTTTGAAATAACATTTTTAAGTTTAGACCATTCGGGACGTGTATTATTACACGGTTCACAACCTTCTTTATAAAATAAAATAAAAATTTTATTGTCTTTATGAGTTAAATGTTTGTTTAATTTCTCAATTAACTTTCCTGACGCATAATTTTTTTTATTTATTTGAAAATAAACCATTATATAAAATATGTAGAAAATAATATCATATTTTATATATAATGACACTAACTATGCTATTAGCAATAATTGTATTTATGATAGGCATATATTTTTACGCAAGATGTGCTGACCCTAAATATGTCGAAGGATTTACCAATACAAATCGTCAACCAAAATGTCCTAATTTACTTATCCAGAAGGGAACCAGATTTTATTTGTATAATTCAAAATTAGCTCAAGTCCCAGGAGTAAACCCAATTGAATTTGATAATTTAGAAGATTATACCGAATTTTTGGATTGGCAAAGAAGTCAAGGCATTAGATGTCCTGTTTTATATTTACAATCTAGTTATGACGCCCAAGGCAATCGCGTATATAAAGCTAGACCAAGCGTAACTGAGCCACAAGCTGGATTACCGCCATCAGCAGCTGCTCCAATGGGAATTGCTAGTTCTTCTGGAGATACAATTATGGAATCATCTTTAGGAAATCCTAATGCTTTAGCTTATCCTAATCAAACGCTTTTAGTCGACGCAACACGTAACGATATGCCTTATAATAAGGACTCATATCCAGCATATGACCAATCGTCCTACTATGTAGGCACAACTACACCTCTTGATATTATGGATATACAACAAGAAAAAGCAGGTATAAGTCCCAATCCAATGGACCCCAATTGGGGGGGGTCTTCTTATACACAATCATTAATTAATAAAGGGTATTATAAACAAGATGAAGTTAGCATATATATACCTTAATTTACACATTTATCATTTTTCCCTGTACAAAATACATAAAACCGTCCAGCAATTGTCGTAATGGGTTTCATATAATTATCACGGTGTGTAAATTTACTTTATTGGCTATCAACAAATTTCATAACAGAATTTAATGCTATTTTGGCTTGCTGCATATTAGCTAAGGATTCAATAGATGCACCCGGGTTTGCTTGATTTACAGTCAAAACTGTTGTCAACATTAGATTATTTATTAAATCATCCAAATTTAAAATTGAAGATTCGTAATCAGAACGATATTTGCTTATTAAAAAGGTATCTTGTAATTTAATTGTGGCTGCTTTAATAGCAGCCGAATATGATGCCGCATTTCCCGCAATTCCATTCACCGGAGCATTAACCGCTATGGAATTACCAGACGCGTCAGTCATACCTTCAATTAACATCGGATTATAATTAAAATTTCTAAATACTAAATATATTACAAGACAAATTGCGATAAATAAAAATAGATTATATAATTCCTTCATATATTATAATAAAATATTTATTTTTAATTTTATTACAGCGCATAACATATATAAGGAATTCCATAAGTTACAGCACACCATTTACTGAACCCAGAACCATGTTCATATACTGAAAAACTAATAATGTTTTTTGAATAAGACATTAAATAAAAATCAAATAAAGTATTTTTTATTTTTTGAGAATTTTCATCCATCGTGTGTCCTATTATCGTTTTTAATATTTTTATGTCTGGATACATTTTATATATAATATTTTTAATAACCGTTGAATCCGAAATTAGTAAATACTTATTAGTATTAACTATGTTTAATTTTTCAATTATTTTTTTTAAAGTTTGGGATTGAACTAATTTATTATGGTTTGCAAGGTAAGAATCTCCTAATCTAATATGATATGTAATATAGTCGTTTTTTATAAGCCCCATGTTATTTATCAATTCATCTATTTCTATTTTAAATAAATCAATAGGTTCCATAACTATCTTCATATAAGTTTTATGATGTTCACTTATAAACCGTGACGGAAAATTTATTGTATTGACAAAAATGTTATTTGAATAAGTAGGTTGATTATTTAAATAATTTATAAAATTTCTATTATTATCAACAATATCATAATCAATAATTTCATTCTTCTTTGTATAAATCGGCCCGTCGCCCAGGTACTTATATATATTATTTGCTATGTTTTCGTTTATATTGGGTTTTAAACTAAAGTACTTTAAATAATATTTAATATAGTTATCGTAAATGTGCAAATCTATATCGATATTTAACGATTCACTAAGTTGCAACAAATAATAAGACCCTCGGATAAAATCACCTATCCCCGACGAGGATGCATTTATATAATTAAGCTTATAAACATGGTTTATTTTATGTATATCTTTATGTAAATTAATCATATTTGGTGGTTTAATCATATTTGGTGGTTTAATCATATTTGGTGGTTTAATCATATTTGGTGGTTTAATCATATTTGGTGGTTTAATCATATTTGGTGGTTTAAAAAACTCTCGTTTGTCAATATGTATTTTCTTATATTTTTCCTTATTTTTTAATTTTTTAGCCAACAATAACAACTTATTTGTTTCATTACGATTGTAATAAATGTTTGAATTCATGAAACTACTTATCATTTATATATATTATATAATTTGTTTTCAAAAAATATTATTTTTTCAAAAGAAACTTAACAATATTTTCTATACTTGTTTTATTTATTTTTCTAATTTGTCCTTTTTTATTTGTATAAGATAAATCTTTCATAGATTCAGTATTTGCGTCTAGTTCCTTTATAAGATTTTGTATTGATCCATACTTTTCCATAACCGCCAAAGCAGTTACAGAACTTATTCCCGGTATTTGACATAACATAATTTCTCCAATATTATCAGGGGTAATGTTATCTTTCTTTATCTTTTTTATAACACCAACATAATCCTTATCTGTGAATTGATCTTCTTCTAATTTCTCGTCATTTGACACTTCATTAGATTTATCGGTTTTCGTCTCGATTTGTATCTTATTTTGATAGTAAGGTTTTTTGCTTACATCTTTTTCAATTTTATAAGCCATGTTGCATATAATAGTCGCGGTCTCTTCCATATTGAAACTTCTAAAAACAGAAAACCCCTTAAAGTAATTTAAGGATAACATAGCGGAATACATAGTAAGTTTTTCAACATTATTAACCTTTTTAAAACAATCCGCTTTTTTTAAATCTCCTTCAATTAGATAAACAATATTATGATTGTGATGATCAAGACCATTTAATCTATACGATTGTTCTTCATAACGTCCATCCTTAATACTTGACAATAAATCATTAACAGATTTTCTTTCTATAATAATTTTATCTTGATTACCATCATTAATAATTATATCGCCAATTGGTAGTGTTTCTGTTTTAATTTTTATATTTTTAAAGATAGGAATTGTTGTGATTAGGTTAAGAATTTGATGTAAAAGCGCAGTTTCTCTTGTATCTATCTTAACGTTCATACGTATTAATAATTTAATAATATGTTATTAAATCATTTTAACCAGAAAATAATAAATCAGTATTAGTAGAAAATATTTTAACCACCAAGTGTAGCACGGTAACCGTATTGTTGTGTTTGAATAGTTCTACTAGGAATACATAATACTGGAACGCGTTGAGGAGCGCCCATTAACCCAACATTGCTAGATAAATACCAACCGACCCGTGGGGCAGTTCCTGCTTTTTTCGGTCCACCACAAGTCGGGCGGTTAATTATAGATGCCGCATTTCTTGCATTACGTCCAGCGCTCATTAACACCATTTATAATGTACTGTAATATTTTATTTTTTTGTAAATATTTAATCTAAACTATTTACAAAAATCATCCAACCGTTTTCCTAAAATGAGTTATCCATTCCATATATTATTTGAGGAACATTACTATTTCTAGGTAATTGTGATATTGAATTATGCGTTTTTATCAAGTTAATGTTAAATCATATTGTCCCTACAATTCCTTCTTTATTTTTATGAATAATTATTGTTTAAATTTATATTGGCAAAATATTATTTTCTAACACGTCATTGCCATATGTATTTCACAAACAATATAAAGATATATAACTATAATAATTAATTATGACAGAAATAAAAATAGGTCATGATGACGATATTATTAAAACAGACGAAGGATTAGTATTTAACCCATATAATCCTATAAATGTAAAGATTACATTGTGCGAAGTACAATCTATTCTTTCTAAATATGGTTTGCCACCAATTATTCGTAATTTAGAGTTATATCAACGTGCGTTTGTACATAGGTCTTACACGAAGAGATCACAATATGAAAATACCGAACAAAATATAACTATTGTTGAACGACCACACGATTGCTTACCATTAAGCTCTAAATCTAATGAACGGTTGGAATTCTTGGGAGACGGTATTTTAGAATGTGTGACAAAGTTGTATTTATACAAACGATTCCCAAAAGAGAATGAAGGATTTATGACTGAGAAAAAAATCGCAGTCGTAAAAAATGAGGCAATCGGGAAAATTGCGTTGGAAATGGGACTACATAAATGGCTAATTCTCTCTAAACACGCCGAAGAAAAAAAGAGTAGAACAAATCTTAAGAAACTAGGTTGTTTGTTTGAGTCATTTATTGGTGCTGTATTTCTCAATTTCGAAACACATAATCCAAATTCAGAAGATAACTGCGACGACGAAAGTCCTGGCTTCAAAATGACTAAGAAATTAATCAATCGAATATTTGAAACTCACATCGACTGGGTTGCTCTTATACAAAATGACGACAATTATAAAAATATTCTCCAAGTAAAAATTCAAAAAGAATTTAAGGTGACACCACATTACTTGGAAATCGAATACGATTCTGATGTTGGATATAAAATGGGTGTTTATTTGTGTCTTGGTCAGCATATTTATCATTTAACACACGATGACTCAGTTGATATTTCCTTTTTTAAAAATTATAAGGAAATTCATGACTATATTGAAAAGAATTCAAAGGTTCTTATTTACATAGGCGAAGGACAACATAAAATTAAACGCAAAGCCGAACAAATCGCGTGTAATGAAGCAATTAGGGCACTTGATAATTTTGATAAATAACAAAATAATACATTCGTTTTATTTTCTATTCATAAAAGTATCTATTATAATTATCATTTTAATAATTATAATACTTTTTCGTATGTAAAATTTCAAAAATTTATATATATAATTTATATAATAATGAATCATTTAGAGGAATTAAAACAAAAACTAATGATTAAACCAACCGTACATGAAAGGGAACAGGTTGCTGTTGTAATAAAAGGAGAGAAACACCCTAGAAAATCTAAAGCAGTTTCACACAAAAAAACGCTTGGCAAAAAAGTCGAAGAAGGTGTATTGGATTTAAGTGAACAGCTATCGACCTTTCAACAAATTGTAGGAATATTACCTACATCGATAGAGACAAGTAATATTGATGAGATTCAACCGCAACCCGAAAAAGGACGTCCTATAATAGTAGATAAAACACAGGAAGGTTATGACAGAGCAGCATTATTTAAGAAATTAGGCGAAAGTAAAAAATCAAAAGTCACTATTAAACCACTTCTTAAAATAGAAGAAGACAAAAAAAATCAGCATTTACCTCAACCTAAAGTTAAAAGGGCTAAAAAAATAAATATTGCAACGCCTTTAATAATTGAGGACGATGAAGATGCTCAAGACCAGGCAGAAGACCAGGCAGAAGACCAGGCAGAAGACCAGGCAGAAGACCAGGCAGAAGAACCGACAGAGAAAAAAGGCGACGAATCTCCAGAAGAATTTGTTATGAAACCCAAAAAGAATGTTGCGCCCAAAGAAAATGTCATAACAATTAAAACGCCAAAAGAAAGGAAAAGGAAAACTGAAAAACCTGAAAAGGGGGTTGCTATACTTGGACCAGAAATTAATGTTCAATTGGGCGATACTGATTTAATAAAACGTCTACCCAAAAAACCTCAACCCGTTAATATTAAAGTTGCCAATTATATAATGAATAATAGAGAGATTTATGTAAATTTTATTAATTCACTATTTGAACCATATAAAAGAGAATTAGAAGAAAATACTGACAACATTTCTTGCGATACTATCGGTAAAACATCATCCGGATTCTCTCTATTAACTCATCAAAAGATTGTTAGAGATTATATGAACCTTTATACTCCATATAGAGGATTACTTTTATATCACGGATTAGGTTCCGGGAAGACTTGCACAAGTATCGCAATTGCCGAAGGCATGAAAGATTCCAAAAATATTATTATTATGACACCCGCATCTTTACATGAAAATTATGTAAATGAATTAAAAAAGTGTGGCGACCTTATATATAAGAAAAATCAATATTGGGAATGGATTTCTACAGAAGAACACCCAGAAACTTTAAAAACTATATCCGCTGTTTTAAATTTACCACAAGAATATATTAAACGCCGCGGTGGAGCATTTTTTATTAATGTTAAAAAACCTTCAAATTATGATGAAATTAATGATACAGATAAACGCGTGCTTGAAGATCAGTTAAATGAAATGATTAAACACAAATATCAGTTTATTCATTATAATGGGTTGAGAGAAAAACGACTACACGAAATGACGTCTGGATATACTAAAAATATTTTTGACAATTCTGTTGTAATTATTGACGAAGCTCACAACTTTATCAGTAGAATTGTCAACAAATTGAAAAAAGAAAAACCTATTGCTGAAAATAAACGCGGCGAGAAAGAACGATTACCATTAAATTTATCTACCAAACTATATGACATGCTTTTAAGCGCTAAAAATACCCGAATTATATTACTTACTGGAACACCCGTTATTAACTATCCAAACGAATTTGCAATTCTCTTTAATATTTTAAGAGGCTATATTAAAACTTGGAGAATACCTTTAAACGTCCAAACCAATAAAAAAATAGACCGAAACTCACTTGGCGAACTTTTGCTTGGAGAGAAAACTTTGGATTATTTAGATTATTCCCCTTCCAGCAAAATTTTAACTATTACTAGAAACCCATTTGGATTTAAAAATAAAATTAAGAAAGAGACCGGATATAAAGGCGTCTCAAATACTACAAAAAATGAAAAGGGCGAAGACGATTTCGATATAGATTTTATTTCTGACGATGATTTTGAGAGGAAGATAATACACATTCTTAAACGAAACGACATTGATGTTATACCCAACGGAATTGAAATTAAATATAAAAAAGCATTACCTGATAAATTCGATGATTTTATTGCAAGATATGTTGATGAAAATACTAGAAATTTAAAAAATTTAGATTCATTAAAACGACGTATAATAGGGTTGTCGTCATATTTTAGAAGCGCACAGGAAAATCTATTACCAAAATTTGATAAAATACCTGGCGAAGATTATCACGTTGTTCGTATTCCTATGAGCGATATTCAATTTAAAATATATGAGAGTTTCCGACAAGTAGAGAGAAAATCCGAAAAACCACAAACCAAAATATCAACTGAACAAGATTATGAAGACAAACAATCTACCTATCGTATATTCTCTCGTTTAGCTTGCAATTTTGTCATTCCTGGTAGACCTCTTCCTGAAAAGAAACACACCGACGGCGCTGATCCAGAAGATACCAAAGACGAAACCGCTATTAAGGCGACACTATATACAAAAATGATTGCCTCATTCAAACATGGCACACAATTTGAAGATGAACGCGAAGGTGAAATTGAAGGTGATGAAGTTTTAGATGAATTGGGGGGAACCTCTTATAAGGAAAGATTACAAGATAAATTAAAAGAGATGGACGATAATGCAACTGAATACTTCACACCAGAAGGACTACAAAAATACAGTCCCAAATTTTTGAATATACTTGAAAATATACAAGACACCGAATATCAAGGCTTACATTTAGTTTATAGTCAATTTAGAACCGGCGAAGGAATCGGGTTATTAACTCTTGTTCTAAATAATAATGGATTTACACAATTTAAAATTTCCAAAAACTCACTCGGAACCTGGGAATTAAATATTCCTCCCGAATCTAGAGGCAAACCAACATATGCGTTATATACCGGAACAGAAACAACCGAAGAAAAAGAAATCGTTCGAAAAATTTATAATGGCGAATGGGATGATATTCCTACAAGTATTAGCAGTGAACTTAAAAAAATTTATATAAATAATAATATGGGCGAAGTCATTAAAGTATTTATGATCACATCGTCCGGAGCGGAAGGCATTAACTTAAAAAACACACGATACGTTCATCTCGTTGACCCATATTGGCATCCTGTTCGTTCCGAACAAGTTATTGGACGCGCAAGACGTATTTGCAGTCATAAAGATTTACCACCTGAATTACAAACAGTTGAAGTTTTTGTATATTTGATGGTATTTTCAGAGGAACAATTAAAGTCAGATGAAGCAATCGAACTAAAACGCAAAGATCTAAGTAGAGCTATTCCAAAAGTTCCTTTAACCAGTGACCAATATTTGTTTGAGATATCTGAAATAAAAGCCAAACTTACAAATCAATTAACTGACTCAATAAAAGAATCTGCGTTTGATTGTTATATTTATTCAAATGGAAAATGTGTCAACTTTGGAGACCCAAATATTAATAAATTTTCTTATGTTCCTGATTACACGGAACAACAAAATGATACAACCGTTCAAGCAAATAAGAGAGAAATTGAATGGACCGGCAAACCAATCAATATTCACGGCGTTGATTACGTTTATCGTAGAATAAACCCAAATGTATTAAACATTTACGACAAAAAATCATACGAGGCTGCTATTAATGACCCAACTATTATTCCTCTACAAATCGGAACACTTGAGAAAAATGAAAAGGGACAAAATGTATTTAAGTCTCTCGTTGTAAAATAATAAATTAAAATTACACTCTTGAATGTGTTAAATGGCACCGAAACCGTTCATCACATTGTATCTCTATATAATATTATATTTAACACTTGCGTTTGGTAAATATAATTGCTATTGGGTTTTAGAAAGTAATTCCAAAATATTATCCATTTTAATACTCATATTTTTTACTTCTATCTCTAATTTAGATATCCTATCTTCATCAATATCAAGTTTATTATTTTCTATTTTCTTACTAGATACTTTTTTTAGTTTTGAAAATATATTATCCTCGTCTTCATCCTCATTAGTGTAAGTTTGGATATAATCTATATTATTAAATGATACATTTTTTGCATCTTTTATTACTTCAGGAACTTGATTTGCTATATTGTCTAAAAATTTAAACCTATTATTTTTAGTTGGTTCAACAAAATTAAATTTATCAGTTTTTAGTGAAGTCTCTTGAGGTTTAAGCCAATTATCTACTTGTGTAGTTGAACAATTATTGTTGCTATTTATTTGTTCTATTTCATAATTACGCTGTGTCTGCATTTCTTTTAAGATTTTATCCATTTCTTTTATAGGTTTGTCTCCTTCCTTGTCAGCAAACTCAGGAACAGAAGGAGCTTTAATGGTCATCAAATCTTCAAACTCTTCTCGCTTTATATTTAAATCTCTATCAAAATTATTTCTTCTATCATTTTGAATTTCTTTATATGTAATAGGTTCATTAACTTGTTCTTTATGTATTGTAATTTTACTTGGTTCAATATTATAATGCCTTTTAACATGATTAAGAATAAGCAATATATATTTTTTGTTTATATCTACAAGAGAATTGACTTTAATCTTTTCATTATCAAAAAAACCCTGAATATTATTTAAAAATAATTGATGCACGTCTGTTTGAATATCTCTCGCTAAAAATCTAAAACATTCCTCGTCACTAATAACTTCCCACAACATTGTGATATTATCTTTTTGAGTAAATTGAACGATTGACATTTAATATATATAATACATTTCTGTTTTTATATTTTTATAACGAATCATTGAAATATATTTTTCTAAATTTTTCTATATATTCGTCTTTAAGTATATGAGTTTTAAGATAATGTTCTGTCGTCTTATTTTCTAACATATGAACAATAAAATAAATAGAATACACACCGCACTCCGAATTCCCATTTTGATGTTCAACACCTTCATTACTGTCAAACTTAAAATTTATAGGTCTTTTAAGTGCCAATCCTTGTTTTTGAATACGTTCAACAAGTCGCATTACTTCATCTGGCACAGGGTCTCCTGTGCTATCAAAAAAAAATATTGTTTTCTTTTTAATATTTATAAACATAGATATCCAGTGCTGTCCTGGTTTATTATCGGGGTCAGTATTATAAATTATACCTATCATTCTTTTACCCTTCTTTATAAGTTTATTTAAATCAAAATTACACAATTCTTCCCACACACACTGCCCATATAATTTTCTAGAGTCAAAATTAATAGGAGTGGGTCCCATAAAATCAAAATATTTATAAGCATTCTCATACTGCTTCATAACTTTCATTATATCAACACTTGATAACCATTCATTTGGATTTTTTTTCCATTCGGCAGGCGATTCTGGAGCAAATGAATTTGTTAATTCATTCTCAACATTACCAAATGCTCCCTTCTGTTTTAGCCAACACGCTTCAGTATTACACATATCTTTAAGATATTCACTAATTTCATCATGAATCTCTTTTGGAGAGTTTGTTTTGATTTTTACATCTGGGTGTCTAGCATTCCAATTGTCTCTTAAATAAATTAACGACTCATTAGTATAGCACGTATAATCATTTATTTTTCCTTTAGGTTTAGGACTGCAATTAATTTTTTTATATGTATGTGATTTTGCCGAACCATATTTAACTCTAAATTTAGTTAAACGCTTGGTTCTTTTATTTTTTGTTCTGTTTTTGAACCTTCTCTTTTGTTTAGTATTCATATAATTTATATATATTATTCTTTTATAAGATAAAAAAACTTAATCTTATATTTACTCCATTTTGTAAATAATTTTATACCTTATAAATTTGAAATATTTGAAAATTTTACAAACGTCTTCTTGAGATTTATCTTCTGTTAAATAATAATCCACCGCGTTTAATTTATAATCATCGCTTTTATGTTTCATATATGATATAGAGTTATTTTATTTGTCTTTTTATTTATATCACTAGAATATAGGTATGAATATAACATTTATAGGTAATTGTCAAATGCTATCATTATGTTATTATTTTCAACAACTATTGAGTAAAGATAATAACATTTGTTGGGTTTCATATGGTAAAGATTTTAATCACCATTTAGGTAAGTGGAGTGTGAAATGTAAAAATAAAATAATAGATTATGATAATTCAATTCAAACAATTAAAGATAGTGATATTATAATATATCAAAATATAGATGTAAATAAATCATTATTTTCTAATACAAATACATTACGTAAACTAACGAATAATAGTTGTAAATTAATTAAAATTCCATCTATTTATTTCATTTATAATGATTTTTCAAATTCTATAAAAGAATTAATAAATCGTGAAAATAAAAATAATGTAGATATAAAAGTTTCAAATATATTATATAATTTTAAGAATACTAATTTAATGCTAACTTGTGTTCATCCTAAAACATTTTTATTTTTAGAACTAATAAAAATATTATGTAATTTACTTAATTATAATTTTTTTACAGACGAGCAGTATAATAATTTTTTAAAAAATGAAAATTATATGGAACTTCCATAATAATCGGCGTTTTACACCTTTGGAGATGTAAAACGCCGATTTATAAAAAATTGAATTATATTTAACAATAATAATGTACAATATTATTGTTAAATGCTAATAGAAGTTAAATATTTTCACGAAAAATCTGACCAAAATTTTGAATCATATAATAAATTATGGCATGAAAACCGAGAACGATTTGTGTATTTACAGACAAATTTATCAAATAAACAACAAATAAATAGCATAATTAATGACTTAAATGATAATAAAGATATTTTAGCAATTAGATTTCCAACAATAAATGAAGTTAATCGAAACAAAATTATTAATGATATTTTATTAGGAAAAGGATTTAGATATGAAAATGATAAAGTATGGTATCCAAAAGAAATGTGGATTTATAATCCAATTAAATATTAAATAAGCGTTTTAGAGCAACGCGTATTTTAAATGCCGACCTTTTTTAATTCTTATAAATTTTTAATGTTATTCTTTTGGTATATTTTCTTTTGTTTGTATTAAGAAACCTACAAAACAAGCAAAAAATACGCATTGCTCTAAATAATATAAGTATCACTATTCTATAACTAAAATGAGAGACGGATATTTATATTGCTGGTATTCTTAAAGTTGGTATGACTGAACCAACGCCAGAAATAAGATTAAATGAAGCGAATAATTCTGATACTTGGAGACCTTCAACATCATATAAAATTGAGTTCGCAAAAGTGTTAAATCCTAAACAAAAAATTGATTTATTTTTATACTGCATTTGATTCTAAATTTAATACACGCATCATTTAATATTCAATATGTCGTTTGTACCAATATATAAGTTGTTGGATTGGATACCACCAAATGAAATAAATTGGGGTTGGTTATCTTCCAACCCCAATTCGATACATTTGTTGGAACAAAATACAAATAAAATAAATTGGTCTTGCTTATCTTTGAACGAGAACGCGATACATTTGTTGGAGAAAAATCTAGATAAAATAGACTGGGATTTATTGTCTTCCAATCCGAATGCGATACATTTATTGGAAAAAAATCCAGATAAAATAAATTGGCATATGTTATCTGAAAATCCGAACTCGATACATTTATTGGACAAAAATCCAGATAAAATACATTGGAATTCCTTATCTAAAATCCCGAATGCGATACATTTGTTGGAGAAACATCCAGATAAAATAAATTGGCGTATGTTATCTGAAAATCCGAATGCGATACATTTGTTGGAGAAACATCCAGATAAAATATATTGGAATTGGTTATCTCGCAACCCTAATGCGATACATTTGTTGGAGAAAAATATAGATAAAATAGATTGGATTTGGTTATCTCGCAACCCGAATGCGATACATTTGTTGGAGAAACATCCAGATAAAATAGATTGGTGTTTCTTATCTTGTAACCCGAATGCAATAAATTTGTTGGAGACAAACCAAGATAAAATACATTGGGGCTACTTATCTTTAAATCCGAATGCGGTTTATTTGTTGGAGAAAAATCAACGAGAAATAGATTGGCATTGTTTATGTAGAACAAACCCATCCATTTTCCAACTGGATACACATGCAATGAAGACAGAATGCGAACCATTTTCAGAAGAGTTACTTGCTTATGTATTTAATCCGGATAGAATGATACACTTATCTGGTATACATAATATGGATTTTATAGAGTTTATTTCTGCACATTAAATAAAATTGGTATTATTAAAAAAATTGATTTATTTTTTATACTGCATTTGATTGTATCTTTAATACACACATCATTTAATATTCAATATGTCGTTTGTGCCAAAATATAAGTTGTTGCCTTGGATACCACAACACGAACTAAATTGGGATTGGATAACCGAAAACCCCAATGCGACAGATTTGTTGGAGAAAAACCAAGATAAAATAGATTGGACTATATTATCTACCAACCCAAACGCGATACATTTGTTGGAGAAAAATCAAGATAAAATACACTGGGATTACTTAGGTATCAACCCAAGCGCGATATCTTTGTTGGAGAAAAATCCAGATAAAATACATTGGGGATGGTTATCTTGTAACCCGAACGCGATTCATTTGTTGGAGAAAAATCAAGATAAAATAGATTGGAACAACTTATCATCCAACCCAAACGCGATACATTTGTTGGAGAAAAATCCGGATAAAATAAATTGGAGTTTGTTATCTTCCAACCCGAATGCTATATCTTTGTTGGAGAAAAATCCAGATAAAATAGATTGGAATTGGTTATCTTACAATGAGAACGCGATACATTTGTTGGAAAAAAATCAAGATAAAATAGATTGGAATTGGTTATCTCACAATGAGAACGCGATACATTTGTTGGAGAAAAATCCGGATAAAATAAATTGGAGATTGTTATCTTCCAACCCGAACGCGATTCA